CATTTATTAACTCCTATGTTATTTATATGTTATAATTGTTTTTAAGTCTTACTTTGGAGTATACCATAAAACAGTGAATAATTCAATAGCGATGTTTGTCGAAAACTGGCAAATGTTTTTATCTCTTACCGCCATTCTAGGCGTTGGTTATGCAACCGTAAGAAAATTTGAAAGAATTCTGGGTAAAGATGAAAAGGGTAGAACTATTGCAGATAGACTAGATCGTGTAGAGCATCAGATATTTCCAAATGGTGGCTCAAGCCTTGCAGACAAGGTAAACAATCTTGGATCCAATCAAGGTGAAATTAAAGCAGATGTTAAGCAATTAACTGGAGAAGTAAAAGTAATTCACGATGTTTTAGTAGCATATATTGCAGATAAGAAATAAAATAGTTTGGTATAATAAGAAAGTAAGAAATAAATAGGAGTGCCCAACATGACCCCAGGGCTTGTAAACTTTGTTTGTCCTCAAGGTAGTACCTTTAGAAGGACTTTAACATACACCCTAGATAATCTTCCTGTTAATTTATCTGGATATTCTTCAAGATTACAAGTAAGACAAGCATATTATTCTGATAATCCAATTGTTTCCCTAGTTTCTGGAAGTGGAATTACTATTGGAGGATCTGCAGGAACTATTGATATATTCATTGCAGCAAGTGCTACATCTAATTTCCCTGCAGGAAATCACGTTTATGATTTAGAAATAATCAGCCCATCAAACATTGTTGATAGATTAATCGAAGGTACATTCAATGTAACCCCAGAGGTAACAAGGTAATGGCAGAATTAAAAGTAGAAATTGATCAAATTGTAAATAATATAACAATTGATGAAGAAAATGTAGTAATTGAATTAGGAACCTCTGGTCCACAAGGTGGAAGAGGAACTGGAATTCTTAATGGTACAACAGCTCCAAATAATACTATTGGTATTGTTGGAGATTTTTTCTTAAATACAACAAATATGAATTTGTATGGTCCAAAAACAGATTCAGGTTGGGGAACTCCAACAGATTTAGTTGGAAGTCAAGAGCTTGGTTACGTTCATATTCAAGAGGTTGCTTCTGCAACCTGGAACATAACACATGGATTAGGGTTTACCCCTAATATTACAGTAGTTGATACAGCAGGAACAGTTGTTGAGGGGTCATATAACTATCCAAATTCAAATACTGTAGTTTTAACCTTTATCGGAGCATTTTCGGGAAAGGCTTATTTATCATAATGAAGGAGGTGAATATATATGTCTAGAAAATTTTTAACAAATATTGATTTAAATAGCAATGAGTTGCGTAATGGTGTTATTCATAATTTGGCTACAGATCCAGGTACTGGAGTTGCTGGTCAACTTTATTTTAATACCGTTGACAACACGCTAAAAATCTATAACGGAATGGGATGGGAAGCTGTTGGGTCTACTGAATTTATTGGAGATGCAGTAAATGATTTACTTGATAGCGGAACTGGAATATCATTAAACTATAATGATGCAGCTAATACGCTAACTATTGCAAATACTGGAGTAACAAGTGTTTCTGGAACTGCTAACGAAGTACTTGTAAGTGCTTCTGCTGGTTCTGTAACAATTGGTCTTCCAGATTCAATTACAGCAGATGTTACTGGTGATTTAACTGGTAATGCAGATACTGCCTCTACTTTAGAAACAGCAAGAGCTATTAGCCTTGGTGGATCTCTTAGTGGAAGTGTTAGTTTTGACGGAAGTCAGAATGTAACAATTACAGCAGATATCGTAGCAGATTCAGTCGCTCTTGGTACAGATACAACTGGTGACTATGTAGCAGGTGCAAGTGCATCTGGTGCGGGTATCAGTGTGACTGGATCAGGTGGTGAAGGTTCAAGCCTAGTAATTTCCAATACTGGTGTGACATCTCTTTTGGGAACAGCCAATGAAGTAACCGTTTCAGCATCTGCTGGAGCAATTACAATTGGTCTTCCAGATGATGTAACAATCGGAGGAAACCTTGGTGTAACTGGAAACCTAACTGTGAGCGGAAGCGTAACAACTTTAAATACAGAAACTTTACTAGTTGAGGATAATCAAATTACCCTTAATAGCAATGTGACTGGAGTTCCTGCAGCAAATGCAGGTCTTGAAGTTGAGCGTGGTGATTCAACCAATGCTTCTTTAATTTGGAATGAATCATCAGATAAGTGGTCAGCTGGATTGCTTGGTAGCGAAACTGCTATCTCTCTTGAAGGTCATACACATGTACCGTCTGATATAACTGGAATACAAGAATATGTTGAAGACACAGTTAGCACAATGCTAACAGACTCTTCAACAATTGATTTCACATATTCAGATAATTCTACAAGTGCTGGAACATTTACCGCTGATATCATTACAGCTTCAACAAGCTATTTGACAACTGGTAGTGGTCTTGCTGTTGATATTTCTTCTGTAGAATCAAAGTTAGTAACTGACGGATTCCCAAAGAAATATGCAGTTGGAAACACATCGCTAACATCAACTGGTGGAGTATGCACATGGACTGTAACACACAACCTTGGAACCAAGGATGTAACAGTTCAGGTATACGAAGTCGCTGCTGATTATGCACAGGTAGAAGTAGATGTACAACATACATCAACATCTGCTATAACTATTAAAATTAATAGTGCAACAACAATTAGTGCTGACACATACCGTGTTGTAGTAATTGGTTAAAGTATAATATAATATGTGGGGGGCTAGATTAAACCCTAGCCCCTCATATTAGAAGGAAAAAATGGCAAAGAAATTTTTAACAGGATTAAATTTAGTAGTACTGGATACAGATCCAGCTACTGGCTCTGAAGGTGAGCTATATTTTAATTCTTCAGCATCTGTTGCAAAGATTTACCAAGCAGGAGCTTGGTCAGTCCTTGGTGCAGGTGGTGGCGGTACAACCGTTAGTACAACAGAACCATCATCCCCAGAAATCGGGGACTCTTGGTATAAAAATGATACTGGTGAATTCTATGTATATGATGGAACTTACTGGGTAGAAGTAAATGGAGTTATTTCATTAACTCAAGAAGAAGTTCAGGATTATGTTTCCCCATTATTCGTACATAATAATCATACAAATATAACTGCTACCTATGATGATATTAATAACAAAGTTTTATTAGAAGGAGTATCTGCAGTATCTGGAAGCTTATCAAATATTGATTCTATTTCATCCCCAGATTTTATTCAATTTGATACAACTGCAAATATTGCTCCAGTAACTGGATTACTTGGATGGGACAGTGTTGAAGGTACATTAAATCTTGGACTATCATCCACAAAACATATACACCTTGGAGAAGAGTCAGTATACAGAGTAAGAAATTCAACTGGTTCTGCAATATCAAAAGGAACTGCCCTGTATGCATCTGGAGTTGAATCAAGTGGAAGAATACAAGTAACTCCATATGTAGCAGATGGATCTGTAAGAGAAGTAAGATTTATGGGTCTTGCAACAGAAAGTATTAGTAATGGCATTAACGGATTTGTTCAACATTTTGGATATGTTAGAGACTTAGATACAAGAGGAACTTCTTCAACTGCAATAAGCGTTGGAGATGAAACCTGGGGTGCTGGAGATATCTTGTATGTTCATCCAACTGTTCCAGGAAAACTAACAAACGTAAAACCAACACATGCTGTTGTAGTTGCAATTATTATAATTCGTCATCAAACAACTGGCATTTTATTTGTAAGACCATCAAGTGGAGGTCATTTAGAAGATATTCACGACATTTTAATTTCTGGATCTGTTCAAAATAATGAAATATTATCATATGATTTATCAAATGGTTTATGGATTAATAAAACGGCAGGAGAAGCAGGATTATCCATATCTTCTCATAATCATACTTTAGATAGTCTTTCAAATGTGTCTGCATCTGCATCATTAGATAATCAAACTTTAAAATATGATATTACATCTGGAACATGGGAAAATAAGTTTATAGACTCAGTAGAATTTTTAGGATATAATTCTGGATCAGCTTCAATTCCAGCTTTTAGAGCAGTAAGATCCATTAATAATTTTGATGGACAATATCCTGAAATAATTAATATAGACCTACAAAGTATAGCTGCAATTGGAATAACAAGTGCTTCTGTTGCAGGTAATTCTTTTGGAAAAGTTGTTACATTTGGAATTTTAAATAATGTAGATACTTCAGAATTTATTGATGGAGATATTTTATATGTAAGTGACACTAATGGAAGTCTTGCAACAACAAGACCAACGTCTGGAAATGTTCAAATTATAGCAAGAGTTATAAAAGGTGAAAGTGTAGATGGCATTGTTCATGTTTTTAATAGCTCTCAAGAATTTAATTTACCAAATTTAACACAAAATAAAATATGGATGGGGGATGCTGCCAACTATCCATCAGAGCAAGATCTCTCTACAACAATAATTTCCGAAGGAAGTAATTTATATTTCACAAATCAAAGAGCTATTGATGCAACAATCTCTACTATATCTAGTGCTTCAACTTCTGCTGTAACTTATACAAATTCACAAATTAATTTATTAACTACAACAGATATTGAAGAAGGAAATAATTTATATTTTACAAATCAAAGAGCTGTTGCTGCAGGAAGTGCAACCTATCTTACACAAACAAGTGCCTCAACTACATATCAACAAAAAACTCCAAATTTAACAGAACTATCTTTAATATCTGGAAGTTCTGGATTCTTAAAAACAGATGGATTTGAAAATTGGTCAATAGATTCAAATACATATTCTTCAACTTCGCACAATCATACTCTAGATAGTCTTACAAATGTTGTAATTACTGGAACTCCATCAGATGGACAGGCAATTGTTTGGGATACGTCTACTTCAAAATGGGTAAATGAAACAATAGCTTCAGGATCTTCTTATCCAGATCAAACTGGTAACAATGGAAAATTTTTACAAACAAATGGTGCAAGTGTATCTTGGCAAAATGTTGATCTAAGTTCTAAGCAAAACTACTCAGTAGTCCTTGACACATTAGGATCATCATACGTTAGTCTAGGAGAAGGATCTGGGTTCTTAAAATATACTAGAGGTTTCCTGGGAAGTTCACCAACATGGTCATTAGATACAGCTACATATTTAACATCATATACAGAAACATCCACATTAGAAGATGTAACTGATCGTGGAGCAACATCATCAAATGCAATTACTATTAGCAATACAACAGAGGCTACTAATGCTACTACAGGTGCTTTAATTGTGTCTGGTGGTGTTGGCGTAGCAAAAGATCTTTGGATTGATGGAAATTTACATGTTGCTGGAACTACAACAACTGAAAACACTAAAACAGTAGCAACTCATGATAATTTAATTTATTTAAATGCTGCTTTAGATTCAACTATTACAAATGCTGTATATTCAAGTGGATCTATTATTTATACTGCAGATAATTTGTATGTTGCTGAAATGGATATTAGAATTACTGGAGTAAGTCCATCAGCATTTAATATATCTTCTGGAGATTTATTAACAGTTGCTTCTGCAACCCCTACACAGTTTGTTGTTATAAAATCAGATCCAGGAGCATCTTATATTTCTGGTGGAACTGCACACGCAAAAGAAGAGGCTAATCCAGATTTAGGATTTTCAGGTGGATATTATGATGCAGGTTATGCTCACGCAGGTTTATTTAGAGACGCATCTGATGGAGTATTTAAATTCTTCCAAGGATATACCCCAGAACCAGATGAAGCGGTAAATATTGACACTACTCATGCATCATTTGCATTTGCAGACATACAAATAAGAAATATAAAGCCACAGGGATCTGGTCAAAATGATAACTTTGGAATTGGTTATAATGCAACGTTTAATGCTACTGGATTTGCAAATTTTGGTATAGGGCAAAATGCTTTTAGTGGTGGAAGTGGAACAAACAACTTTGCAATTGGCGATAACTCCTTGGAAAATAATACTGGAGGAAGGAACTTTGCATTTGGTAATTCTGCATTAACTAATAATACTGGAGACTATAATTATGCAATCGGTAAAGATTCTTTACAAAATAATAGTGGATGGGATAACTACAGTATTGGACCTGCTCTTTATGGAAATACTGGAGACTGGAACTATGCAGTAGGAACTAATTCTTTGCAGAGTAATACTGGAGACTATAATTTTGCATTTGGGTATCAGGCTGGTCTTAATAATACTGGCTCATACAATGTTTATATTGGTAAATCAGACGGTCTTTCAACAAGTAATAATATAGTTATTGCAGATAATGAAGGCAATATAAGAGCACAATATTTGTCTGCAAGCTCTGGATGGACTTTAGGTAACATAGTTTCTGGAACTTGGAATGGTAGTACAATTGAATATCAGTACGGTGGAACTGGACTAACATCTTTAGGAACTGCTGGTCAGGTACTTACTGTAAATGCTGGAGCTACAGCAATTGAATGGGCTACCCCGTCAGGTGGTGGTGGTGGACCATCAACAACTACCACATCAATTACAGTAAATACTGCAGTAGCAATTGAATCATTTGCAATAGCAACATCTAGAACAGCAGAAGCAATTATTCAAATTACTCAGGGAACTGATTATTATTCATCTAAAATTCTTTTAATTCATGATGGAACAAATGTAAAAATTACAGAGTATGCAATTCTAGAATCTACAGTGGGGGCGATTCCAGTAACAATTAGCTCTGCCATTAGCGGATCAAATGTTGAACTTCGTGCAACTATTACAGATGCAGCAACAACAAGTGCAACTGCAAAGGTAGTAATGACAGAGGTAGCGGTATAGTGGCTAATTTAAAATTAAAAGAAGGTATTGATATTAAGCCAAAAGTTAATACTGGATTATCAGATCAAGGATTAAATGTTTTACCTCAACCAGGATTTACAATTTTATATGCTGGAAATATAACTCAATCTTCTTCTAGTGGAGTAATTACAACAAATGCCCCTGCTGGATGGTATTTATGCAATGGAAATCTTGCACTCATATCAGAAAATCCAATTTTATTTTCTATATTAGGAACAGATTTTGGAGGAAATGGAACAACAACTTTTGGATTACCAGATTTTACTAATAGATATGCAGGATCTTCATCAGATGTAAATGCTAAAACAATTGCTGGAAGTTTTAAACATTCTCATACAAGTGTAAATGTTGCTAATCCAGTAAATCACACTCCAGTATATTCAAGTCACACTCATAATTCTTTAGATCAAATTAATAGCCAGACATGGCTCCACCTTCATAATCATGCTGCAAACATGGGCGTTTCGACAACTTCTGGTGGTGGTTCTACTAGTGGTAGACGCAACCAAACTGGTAATTTTCTTGCTACAGGCGGTAGTCATACCCATAATTCAGTTGGTAATTCCGTAACTCTTAATACAAATAATTCAGAGCACTACCATTATGAGTCATCAGCTAACTTTAATAGTCAAATTACCAGAGTATTTGATGGTGATTTAGGATTAATCCATCACCAACATCCTTATTCTTCAACACCAACTGCATCTTTTCAAGAATCTACTGATCAAAACATTAATAGCATAAGATTAAATTTTATAATAAGAGGTGGATAATAGTGGCAAATTTAAAAGTTAGTGAAGGAATAACTTTGGGAGACAATGCAAATCCATTCTTTATGCCAGGAGATATTGTTTCAATGTTTACTTCAACCATACCTGATGGATGGATATTATGTGATGGATCTGAGTATTTACAAATATCCTATCCAGACTTATTTAACTCAGCATCAACATATTATAATGATGGAACAGAGACTCCTGGACACTTTAGAGTGCCAAATTTAAGTGGCAGTCTAGCAAATCCAGTTCAGCCAGTTGGGGTAGTTGGAAGCGACAACTCTGGAAATATTTCAGGTGGTGGATATTATAACCACACCCATTCAATGACTTATACAGGAATTTCAGAAAGTACTAATGATTTAAATAGTCATTTTCATTATAATAGTCTTATTACTGGAGGAAATATACAAGAAAATTATACACATCTTCATTCTCAAGGTGGTGCTAGTGGTGGTCCAACAAATACCACTAATGCTTCTCAAATATTTAGAGGAAACCTTTCATCTACTTCAACATTTGGTCATAGTCACAGTGTAACTGCTTGGACTATAGCTGGTATAAATGCACTTTCTGCTGTAGACGTTAATTCTACAGCAATTCTTCATAAACACAATGGAAACAATAATTTAAACGACTCCTCCGCAACTGGAGGAGTTACTGGTAACACTAATTCAACTACAGACACATCTACCGCATCCCACTATCATACAGCTACATATGTAGCAATTCTTAGCCAACCTTCTTCTCAATTGCCAACACTTTATGTAAAGTATATGATAAAGGTATAAGTATGGACAATTTAAAAGTAAAAGAATCAATAGAGTCTTCAACAGAGACTAACCTTTTTATTCCAGTCGGATCAATAATTGCTAAGGCTATTCCCTATACTAGCTTATCTTTATACGATAGTGAGTTAAAAATTCAAGAGTATGGATGGTCTCCTTGTGATGGAAGATCTATTAGTAGAACTAGTTTTTCTAATTTATGGAATGTTTTAAGAGATGGAACATCTTTTAGTCCATATGGAAATGGGGATGGCTCTACCACTTTTAATTTACCAGATTTAAGAACTCAAAGAAGGTTCATTCTTGGAAATGGATATGGAGAACTTATAAATGCTACATCTACACATTCTCATTTGTCATCTTCACTAAATACTTCAAATTTTTTGTCAAACAACGTTCCTCAGCAGCATTTACATGAATATAATACAAACGGTGTTTCTGTTCAGGTAGACTCTCACCTACATACCGCTTCTTCTGGCGGAGCAACAGTGACTGGAAATTCAAATTCACAAAATTCCAGTCTTTCAACTTCAGGAACCACTAGTTCTACTGGCGTAGGAAGTCATTCTCATGGTTTAGCTTCAAGACCAACTACTATTCCTACTGGAAATGCATCCTTTAACGTAAATCCTCATAGCCATGGGGGTCATCAAGTAAAATTATTGCACAATGATAATGCATCCCATAATTCTCACATACATTCTTCAGCATCTGTTAATCCTACAGCATTTCCAAATAGCACCAGCGTTTCATTGTCCGAACCATATTATGTAAATGTGTTATACTTTATAAAATTATAGTAGAAAGATTTATTCAAAATGTTAAAGAAAATAATTAACTTTATTCCTTCAAGTAGCCATGAAGAAGGAATTTTTGATCCACCAGTTCTAACAAAAAAAATAATTCCAGAATGGTATGTTAAACAAAATAAGTATACTGATGGAAGAAAAAGTCATAGCATTGAAAATGGCAACGTAAACCATACAATAAAAGGTTGTATGCCAGTATTTGATATTATGACTGCTGGATATACAATAACCCTGCCAGCAGACGTGTTGTTTAGTAAAGAGGATGACGGTTCTGTAGCTACAGTTTGGAGTTCAAACTCTATATCTTTAATAGAAAGTCATCCAATTGAGCAGTACAATGAGTTTAATACATCAAAAGAATTTTTTGAAATAGGATTTAAATTTATTAATCCTTGGATAATAAAAACTCCTCCAGGATATTCTTGTCTTTTTATACATCCATCTTATAGAGATGACTTACCATTTCAAACTTTATCAGCAGTAGTTGATACTGACAAACACCCTATATCTGTAAACTTCCCATTTTTTATTAGAAAAGATTTTGAGGGTATTCTTCCTATGGGAACTCCAATTGTTCAAGTTATTCCATTTAAAAGAGATTCCTGGAAGCATGTTGTTGAAAAAAATACAAGAATTGATCTTGTTAAAATTTGGAAAAAGGCTGAAGGAAAAATGTCTAATAGATATAAAACATTTTTTAGATCAAATAAGGAATGGAGCTAGTTGTGGATATAGTTGAAACCAATTTTAAATATTTAGGCTTCTTTTTAAATCATCATATTTGGAAAGTAAAAGACCTTATTGAAGACGAAAATGCTTATCTTTTTAGATCTGCTGAAGAAGAAGCCTTAAGAAAATCTGCTATTGAAAAGTTAGAAAAATTAGGGCTTTCAAAAGAAGAAATTGCTGTTTTAATCCCTCCATACATCCTATATGACTGTGAAGATTTTTCAACTAAAGGTCCAAACTTTCAATATCTTATAGACAATATAACCAACATGGTATAATAATTTAAGGTGATTAATAATGGCATTTCCAGGTACATATAATTTTAACTATTACAATGGAGACTCTTTTGAGTTCTTTGTTTATCCAAAAACTTCTAATGGTCAAACTTTTGACTTAGAATCTTACTCTGCAAAATTTACAATTGCTACCGCCAGAGGTTCTGAAGAGGCTATAGTTCTATCATCAACTGCAAGCACACAGGTGTTGGCAACAATTGAAGATGATAATCACGTTGTTTGTGAAATATTACCTGCAGGTGGAGCAACTTTGCAAAGTTCATCTTATGTTTATGACGTTCAAATACAAAACGCAGGTACTGGAAAAGTTTATACTTTATTAACTGGAACAATATCTGTTACTCAGGATATAGCAGGGTAAAAATGGCTTTAACAACAGTCGTATCAAATGAAGATTTAGTGGTTTTAGGACCACCCTCTTCTGTTGAAGTTTCTGTTGACATTGGTCCAAAGGGTGAACGTGGTGCTAGTTTTTATACTGGCTTTGGAGATCCTAATGCTAACTCTTTATTCTATAGCACTTCAGATATTCCAAAAGTTGGAGATCTTTATTTAAGAAGAGATCTTGGTGCAAACTATGGTGTTATTTATAGATTAGTTACAGTTACTGGCGGTACTTCTTGGCAATCAGTTTTAAAATTTCAGCCAATAACTTATAACCTATCTGATAGACCATCTTTTAATTCTGGAGTTGCATCTGTAACTTTTCCTTTAGAAGATTTTTATTTTAATGCTCCAATAGATTTAGATGTTGAAAATATTATAATTCAGGCTACAGTAGAATTAGATAATCCTGTAATGCTTTCAATATCAAATAAAGAAATTAAGACTGTTTCTTCAGTAAAAAGCTTGGTAACAGAAATAACTGCTGCACAACTCAGCTCTGGCTCTATTTCAATGCTAAGTGGATCTATAGCAATAGTAAATCTAGGATATTCATTAGGAGTTTAAAATGGCAGAAGATATTAGTTTAAGTAAAAACAATGGTGTCCCATGGGCAATTGATTTTGATACAAAAATTCCATCACTTGGAGAAGATGCAAATATTCAAGATGCATTAAAAATATTTTACTTTGGCAATGCTGATAAAAATCAAGTTTTTGGAAATAAAAGCATCTATCAACATTTTTTAACAATTGAATCAATTACAGATTCTTTAAGTACTGATATTTTTAATCATGACGATACCGATACTGATACACATGGTATTGGGGCAGATAATAGCGTAGTTGGAACTGGAACTACACAAACTCTAACAAATAAAAGATTAGATTCTCCAAAAATAAATGAAAATGTTATTCTTACTGCTACAGCTACAGAATTAAATATCCTAGATGGTGCAACACTTTCTGTTGCAGAGTTAAACAAGCTTGATGGAGTAAATTCTAGCACTGCTGATTTAAATGTCTTGTTTGGAGTTTCAGCCAGCATCTCTTCAACACAACTAAACTATTTGTCTAGTGCTAGTGCAAATATTCAAACACAACTTAATACAAAGTCTCCACTAGCATCTCCAACTTTTACAGGGTCTGTAAATTTGCCAGACGATACAAGTTTTGGTGGAAAAAGATTATTTATACAGGCAACACAGCCTTTATCTGCTGACAATGGAGATGTCTGGATTAAGATAGGTAGCTAAAATGCCAACATTTAATATTGGTGATGATAGTGGTGGATATTATAATTGGCGTGGACTAAACGTTGATCCAAACGTTGTAGGATCTTCGGTTGTAACTGGAAACTGGCTGGTATCAAGTTTTAGTATACAGATGGCAACTAACACATCTGGTGGAACAGCTAAGGGAACTATTTGGAATTCTGCTGGCACTGCAATATGGAGATCTGGGGCAACTGCAAACACTCCAACAGACTCAAGTCCACCATTTACATCAAAAACATTTTCTCCAAACATATATCTCCCTGCTGGAACTTACTATTTTGGTTTTTCAAAACCAGAAGCTTCTAGTATTTATTGGGACTGTGTAAATGGAAATAATACTAGTAGAGTTGGAAATGCTGTTGATGGAGACTTGACTACTGGTGGAACTGGAACTATCTATCGTAGACTTTGTGGAAAAATAAGTTATACAGATGTCTATGTCCCAACAATGTCATCTTGTACTGCAACTGCAAATATTGGTTCCATATCAGTTTCATGGGCAGCATCTTCTGACGGAGGCATGGGAATAACCTCTTATTCAGTTTATAGAAATAACGACCCTAATCAACTAGTTTATAGTGGAACTAATACATCTTTAACTGATAGTGTTGGCAATGGTGTTGGAGCATATTATGTGGTCTATGCTTTTAATGCAGTTGGAACATCTAATGCAGCAGTTTCTTCAACAGCCACAACTCCAAGTGTCCCAACTATGTCATCTTGTACTGCAACTGCAAACGTAGGATCTATATCCGTATCTTGGGCAGCCTCTTCCAATGGTGGTAATGCAATTGACTATTATCATGTTTATAGAAATGGAGGATACCTTGGTCAATATACAGGAACATCTTTAACAGATAATGTTGGAAATGGTTTTACAGCTTATTATCAAGTGTATGCTCATAATGGTGTAGGATGGTCTGGTGCTGCAACTTCATCAACAGTTGCAACTCCAGTCCTTGCAGGTTCCCCAGCAACTTTAGTTGCAGTACCAGATGTAACAGAAATAGTTTTAACATGGACAGCCCCTACTACGGGTATTCCAACATCTTATAAACTAGAATTTTCTACAGATAACACAAACTGGACTCAAATATACAATGCTCTTTCTCCTTTAACTTACACACATACTGAACGCATTCCAGCAACTTTATATTATTATAGAGTTTCTGCAATATCTGCTCCTGGTCAAAGTCCATTTAACAATGCTCAAGCTGAAACTATTGGGGGATATGTAAGATACTTTGATAGTTTAGGATTTGTTGATTATGTTTTACCAGAATATTATAGTTCTTCTGCAAGTGCCTGGAAAAAAGCATCTGCCTTTTCATACGAAGATGGTATTTGGGTTCCTGGAGACTACCCTCCAGCAACTTGATAATTTTACATACTTAATGTATAATCTATTTAAGTACTATAGACAGGAGAAATAAAATGGTACTAAAACTAACAAAGTCACAAAAAGAAATGTTGCAATCCTATGGTCGCTCATTTCTAGGTGCAGCACTTGCACTATATATGGCAGGTAATACAGATGCATACACATATGTCTATGCTTTTGTAGCAGCATTTGCTCCAGTTGCAATTCGTTTCTTTAATAAGAATGACATCGCATTTGGAAAAATTTCAGGAAGTTCAACTTCTGAAGAGGTTGCAACAGAAGCTGTAAAAGCAATTAAAAAAGTTACAAAGAAGTAAATAACTTAGTATGTCTAAACCAACAGTATCATTTTTAACTTATGATTGGACCTTTGGAGTCAAGCCACTACAGCCTAACGGTTGTGGATGGTATAGATGCTATCTTCCAATGAAAGAGTTATCCAATCATGGATGGGAAGCAGGTATAGGAATTCCAGGATTTAATCCAGAACATGGATTTGGAATTTTAATACCTGATGAAAAAGCTATCCATGGTTGGGATATTGTTGTTTTAAAACTTATTATGTTAGAAAGATGTGTTGATCAAGTAAGACAGGCAAGAGAATTTGGTCAAAAGATAGTTGTTGATATTGATGATTTTATGGAAGGTTTAGAAGAAACTAATCTTGCATATAAAACTACATCTGCAGAATCTAATCCAAATAATAATCGTGATCATTATATAAAAATTATTGCACAAGCAGATGCTTTAATTGTGTCTACACCATTTTTAAAAGACTACTATGAAAAAACATATCCAGGAAAGCCAGTGTTTGTGGTTAGAAATGGAATTGATATTCACAGATGGAAAATGAGAAATGATCATAGAAGATACCTTCCACATTTTGGTTGGGTTGGTGCTACACCATGGAGAAGTGGAGATCTTGAAACACTTCAGCCATTCTTTGGTGAATTTATCAAACAAAAACATTTAAAATTTCATCATGCTGGAAATGTAATTAATGCTCCAAGAGCATCTGATCAACTTGGTATTGACAGAAAACTTTCCACATTCGAACCAATGAAAACAATGTTGGGTGTTCCAGAACTATATAGAAAAATTGATATTGGAATTGTTCCTTTAAGAGACGTTCCATTTAATCATGCAAAATCTTATTTAAAGGGACTTGAGTACGCAGCATCTGGCGTTCCTTTTATTGCACAAGCATTGCCAGAATATCAGTTACTTGCTGATAGCGGAGTTGGAAGAGTTGCAACTACTGCAGATGAATGGCTAGGACACATGGAAGAATTGTTAGATCCAAATGTTAGAAAACTTGAAAGAGAAAAGAATTTTGAATTAGTTAGAGATAACTTTTCTATGGATCAGCGTGGACATGATTGGGCAGAAGTCTTAAAACAAATTTATGATATATAATAGTCTTATGGCTAAGATATATATAAAAAGTGATGAATATTCGGAACCAGTTAAAACTTTTTTAAAAAGATATATTAGACAAGAAACTCCTTACAACTTAGCGGTCCACGAACAAAATGCTGACATATGCATTAGTCTTTTTACCCCAGAATATCCAGCAGAACAAAGATTTTTTGCATATCTTTATAACAATGACGAGAGCATGGAAGAGCTTGCAAATAAAATTTATTATCAATGCTCTAAAGCAGAAATTATGACTAATAAAATTTCTAAAAGATCTATTCCAAGAAATGAATATGAAATAGATTTTAAATGTCCTACACTTTGTATAAACCTAACGAATGATTCTATAGAAATAGATGAAGAAGTTTACGCTTTGGTAATTGGTCAAGGTATAGTTTCTTACCTTAATCCTGGAACTGTATTTGATACTTTTTCAGTAAAAGATAAAATTAAAAAACCAGGGGATAAAAGTTTTGTTAATAGAAAGTATGTTCAACAACCAACAAATAATTCAAAACTTTTATTTAAGAAGTAGATAAAGAAATATATCCTTTAATTCTTTCTATCAAATTAATTCCTGGATAAAAAGATGATCTGCATCCAAGGCAGTAAAAGAAAACTTTATCGCTGCTGTCAACTCTAGAAATAATAGTATCATCAGGATCAAACTGACATTCTATTTTTAATGCTTTATTATTTTTTACAAGATCGTTATAATGATTAACTTCTTGAATTGTTAGATCCATTTGCTTCTCCTTGAATACTCGTGTAGAATGTATCTATTACATTTTATCAGAAGGACGTGTTACAAAATGTCATTTATTGACTCCAACGGATCTATAACAGATCCATACCGCAACTTTATTCATATTTCAAGGTACGCTCGATGGATTGAAAGCGAAAATCGCAGAGAAACCTGGCAGGAGACTGTTGATAGGTATTGTAACTTTATGAGAGATCATCTGGTATTAAATCACGGATATAGTCCAAATGCAAAAATATTTGGTGAAGTTAGAGAAGCAATCCTAAACCATCACATAATGCCCTCTATGAGGGCTCTGATGACCGCTGGACCTGCTTTAGAAAGAGATCATATCGCAGCATACAATTGTTCTTTCATTGCTGTAGATAGCCCTAGAGCCTTTGATGAGGCTATGTACATTCTTATGAATGGTACTGGAGTTGGATTTAGTGTTGAGCAAAAGTATATCAATCAACTTCCAGTTATTTCAGAATCATTTTTTCAAACAAATACAACTATTGTTGTTGATGATTCAAAACTTGGTTGGGCTAAAGCTTACAAAGAATTGATCGCCCTTCTTTATCAAGGTCAAATTCCAAACTGGGACACCTCAAAGGTAAGACCATCTGGTGCAAGACTAAAAACCTTTGGTGGTCGTGCTTCTGGTCCTGAGCCGTTAGTTGACTTATTTAACTTCACAATTGAAACCTTTAAGATGGCTTCAGGAAGAAGACTTAAGTCAATTGAAGCACATGACATTATGTGTAAGGTTGGAGAAGTTGTTGTTGTTGGTGGAGTTCGCAGAAGTGCCTTAATCTCTCTTTCTAACTTAGATGACTTTGAAATGGCAAAGGCAAAGAGTGGACAATGGTGGGAAGGAAATTCTCAAAGAGCCCTAGCGAATAACTCTGCTGTTTATAATTCAAAGCCAAATACTGCACAGTTCCTTCGTGAATGGCGCAACCTTTACGAATCAAAGTCAGGAGAGCGTGGAATCTATAACATGGATTCTGTTCGTAAGCATATTGACAAGTTTGGTCGTAGAGACTCAAGCCTTGTTGGTGGAACAAATCCTTGTGGAGAAATTCTTCTTCGTCCAAATGAATTTTGTAATTTAACCGAGGTTGTAATTGATGCAACTGATACAAAAGAAACCCTGCTTGAAAAAATTAGACTTGCTACTATTTTAGGAACATGGCAATCTACTTTGACTAACTTTAAGTACATTAGAAAAACTTGGAGAGACAACTGTGAAGAAGAAAGACTTCTTGGAGTGTCTTTGACAGGCATCTATGGAAATAAGATTACTGCTACAAATGGAAAAGCTCTTGAGGCACTTCTTGATGAGATGAGAGATCTATCTGTTTCAGTAAATGAAAAAGAGGCTAAGTCTTTAAATATTAATCCATCAGTATCAATTACTTGTGTAAAGCCTTCAGGAACTGTCTCACAGCTTACAGGAGTATCCTCTGGCATCCACCCATGGTATTCAGAATACTATGTAAGAAGTGTTAGAGCAGATAATAAAGATCCTTTAACACAGTTCTTGAAAGATTCTGGAATTCCATTTGAGCCAGACGTTATGAAGCCAGAAGTTACAACAGTATTCTACTTCCCAATCAAGGCTCCAAAAAATGCAGTTATAACAAAAGACTTGACTGCAATTGATCATCTTGAAATGTGGAAGACTTATCGTACACACTGGACAGAACATAATCCTAGCGTTACTGTAAATGTTGAAGAAGATGAATGGATGCGTGTTGGTGCTTGGGTATTTGACAACTTTGATTCAATTGGTGGAGTTTCATTCCTTCCTTCAGTTGAGCACTCTTACAAGCAAGCCCCGTACCAGGAGATTTCAAAAGAAGATTATGAGTCTTGGTTAAGCAAGATGCCTGACTCAATCCGATGGGAAATGCTTTCACTATACGAAACAACAGATGGAACAACTGGAAGCCAAGAGCTATCCTGTGTTGCTGGAGCATGTGAGATTGTAGACATTTCAAGTAATTAAAACCCTATTTGTGATAAAATAGATTAGAGGTACTCAATGTCTTACAAAAATGCAAATCTTTATGCTTCAAGAGTGTTTGCAGAGCACCCAATTGCTTTATGGTCCTTAGATGAAGATTACTTTTTTCTTTCACTAGTTTCTGAAGGTGACAAGAAGATTACTAACTCTACATGGTCAATTTCTGGTGGAGAATATTCTACATCAACAACTTTTCCAGAAAATGCACCAATTGTAGGAGACTATACTAGTAAGTTTTTTATTCCAGTATCTTCTAGTTCTCAGTATATTGACATTGTTGGAGATCCTATAGTTTATCAAGACTCTATTGATGAGGCTAAAGGAAGTATTTGTTTTAGCTTAAATGTTTTTGCTCCAGTTGGAAAAAATGTTGCAAGCTATGATATAGGATTTATTTTAGGGGGACAAAGACACTATTTAAATCATATAGTTGAAGCAGAAGGATCCTGGCAAAAAATTTCTTATACAAAGCAACTTACTTCAACAGAAAATTTAACACCATTTATAAAAATAAACTATAGTGACAATTTAGAAACGGGAGAAGTAAATTCTCCTGTGTATATAAATGGTCTGTCTGTAGGACAGTGGTCAGAACCATATAATCATAAAAATACTGGAGTTTTTTCAGAAGAGTTGCCAGAGAGCCTAACCTCATTGCTACCGTATGCTGGATTTTTAAAAGGATTAAGGTTAGACGCTTATGGATTTAATGATTTAGACGATGCTTATATTATTCAAGAAAGAAAAAGACTTCTTGCAGAAAAAGCAAATGTCCCTATGGTGTATGGATCAAGAAACAACGTTTCAATATTTTCAAAAAATACACTAGAACTATTTGAAGATTTTACAACTGGTGGATCTTCTTTTGAATCTGTATTTATAGATTTAATAGATGGAGGATCTTCTAGTGCTACTTTTACAAGTTCTGTTGACGGAGGAACTTCTTCTTATGTAGATGAAGATATTTTGCTTCCATCAATTATTTTTCCAGGAAAAGGATTTTTAAACAATTCTGGAAAGTACACAAATTTAACTGCAGAATTCTGGTTAAGAATAAACAATGAAAGTGTTTCTCCAGTTAGAATATTTGGACCACTTACCTCAGATGATGGAATTTATGTAGAATCAAGTTTTATTACAATAAAAGTTGGAGAGTATGTTAAGTCGTATTTTATTGGAAGCTGGTATAGACCAATGCTTGTTCATTTTAATCAAAGCCCAAATGAAATATCTTTAATGATTAACGGAGAAAAAGTTATTTCTATTCCAGTTGATTTAGAGTTAATAGAAAGCTTAACATCAGAGACTGAAGATTTCTTAGGATTTTTTGGAGATAGTAAAATTTCTATTTTTGAAATAGATTGCTTCTCTATATTTCCATACATAGTATCAGAACAAGTTGCAAAAAGAAGATACGTCTATGGTCAAGGAGTAGAAGAACAAGATAGCCTGTTAGAAAATATTAATGGTGATCTTCATCAAATTGATTTTGCTTTTTCTGGTTACGGTTCAACAATTAGCTATCCAGATAGAACTCAATGGGATAGTGGGTACTTTAATAATTTAAAGGTAGACTCATCAGGATTATCTTTAATAGACTATAATTTGCCAGAAGTTTTATTTAACTATGTTTCTGCATCAGCAACAGTAACACAACTAGAAAGTGAAAACTTTTTATCCTCATTTGAATCAGATAACTTTTTAATTCAAGATGAGACCTATCCTTTTATATCAATGTCTCCAAGTGCAAATTATTCAAATTACTATGGAACCCTGTATTTCTCTAAATTAAATCAATTAAATCATCCAACCTCTTCCGTGTATGGAATTTTTAAAGCACCACAAGGAGTTAGTCAAGAACAGACTATTTTATATTTTGAAAACTCTAGAAACAATGACTACTTTAAGGTAGCCCTAAGTTCTGGTAGTTTGCAATATATTTATAATGGATCAGTTTTAACTAACACTCCTGTAGCTAGTGGAGAGTTCTTTGCAGCTGGATTTGATATAGATAAAATTTCAACAACTTATGCTTCGCAAATAAAAAACTTCTTTTCAAATACTGAAACTATATCCTTTAATGTGGCTGGGTATGGACAAAGCAAGTTCTATGGAAAGATGTTTTCTTTAACAATTAATAATAGATTCTATACAGAAAAAGATTCTTTGTTTAATGAATTTGGAATTGCAGAAAAAACCTTTACTGGAGATAAATTCTCTTACGTTGGATCATACACGCTAGTTCCAAAAATGTCTAACTCTACGGTTTATTTAGATATAGCATCTTCAGGATATTGGGAAAGCTCTATTCCACTATCCTATTTTGGAAAATACATAATTGATTCAAAAGGAAATAGGGTATATGATTTAGATTTAATTCAGTTTAATATTGATGCTCCAACTAGTCCGTTTTTTACAGGGGATCAAGTCTCTACAGATTTTCAAAATTCTAGTCCAGTAAAGCCTTACATAACTTTACAGGAAAAAACAAATGTTGGTATGGTTCCCTATACAGATTATGTTTTAACTAGACCAATATCTCAAGAAAATAAAATTTTGAATTTTGATGAAGAAAGTGATTTAGAAACAACAAAGTTTCTTGTGTCAGATGGAACAGTAATATTCCCTCCAGACTTTGTAGGAAATTTCTCAGACTATTATATAGGAGTTCATGTTGAATTGAAATCAAGTGGAACAAAAACTAATAACTTAAAGGTTAAGAGAATGTCTTTCGCATCCCTGTCATTTGATGAATCAGAATTCTTTGGAATAAATACTACTGGTGGAAGAAAAGTTTATCCAATTGTAAAGACACAAGACCAATATGTCTACGATCAAAAGAATCCAGTAATCATAGATATTGAATCTAGTCCTTACTTATATTTAACTAAAAATTCTGGAATACATGTTGCACCATACTTAGAAGAAAGCGGTCTTGAAAGAGGACTGTCTTTTCCAATTAATCCAGAACTAAGATCTAGCTTTACAGCAGCTGGAATTCAAATGTTTGTTATGTTTGACAAAGAAAGACTTTTTTCTTCAAGACAACTATTGGGAAGAATTATTTCATCAGATAGATCTGTAGACATTGTTCTAATTCCAGAAGAGGATCAAAAAAGAGCATCTTTAAAGTTTTTTGACACATTTACACAGAATGAGGAAACTGGATTTAAAGCATTTTTGAATGGAAGATTCAGTGACAACATTTTGATTAGACCACTTGAATGGAATGTTCTAACTGTTTCTTTTGAGTCTGATTCTTTTGAGTTAAATTCAAGAATTGCACAGTTAGAAATTTATTCAGGAATAGTTGTTAACAACGTTGCTATCTTTAAAAAGTCTACTGAAGTTTCTAGCATATCAGAATCTTCAAATGAATGGATAAATATTCTTAGAGAGCTAGACGTTTATGGGGCAGCTCAGCCAGAATTTGATTGGCAATATTGGGACTCTCTTAATTCTGGAAGTGCTTCATGGGCAGAAGTTCTTAACTTCCAAAGAAACCCTGCAGTAAGAATTACTATTAATGGAGAAGGAATCTTTAACTCATATACTGGTCTTTCTTCTGTAGTATCTGACGATAATAGCATTCTAAATGTCAATTTTGACAGTATAAGACTGTTTAATGACGTAACTTGGGACACTTTTGTGACAAAACCTGTATAGTCGTGGTACAATAATGTCATGGATTATCTAGAAGGATTACAAAAACTGCCAAACAAGCCAAAAGTAAGCTACGTTGAAAACGATGCTGAATATGGTCTATATGTTTGGAAAACAGAAACAGGCAGAGTATTTGGAGATGGAGATGGAAGTTTTATGAACATTCCAGCCAGAAAATATGATTTAACTGCTATTAATAGAATTACACAAGCTGCAGCACATTATGGAGCTGGTCCAGGCAAGGCAGTATTTATGCCAGGAGTTACAAGAATTACAGAAGAAGAGCATTCTGTTCAAATTGACAGAATGAAGCAGGGCTATATTCCAAGTGAATTCGATACTGGTGCTTTTGCTGATGCTGCAAGGGGGCTAAAAGAGCATGGAAATGACTAATGAAGTAATTGCTAGAATTGATAATCTAGACAAGAATAAGCCATCTGCAAATAAAACAGATGACTTTATGACAGAATCAGATCTTGTAAAAAGTTTTGATGGAATTGATGCAAACTTTAAGAGAAGAATTTCAAGGATGAGCAAAGCCTACACTGGTCAAGATGGTGCAAAGTCTAAGCAGCTATTTCCAGAACAAGATGTAACTACAGCCTATGGTCTTTTTGACGTTGTTTTGCCACCATACAATCTTGATGAATTAGCATTCTTTTTTGATAACTCTTTTGCAAACCATGCTGCAATTAATGCAAAGGTTGCAAACACCGTTGGTCTTGGGTACGGTTTCATAATGTCTGATATTGTTAAAGCAAGAATAGAAGAGATTGAAGATACAAATCAAAGAGTTAGAGCCCAAAGAAAAGTTGAAAGAGCAAAGTCTGAACTTGCAAATTGGCTTGAAGAACTAAATGATGAAGATACCTTTACTCACGTCCTTGAAAAAGCAATGACGGACTATGAAGCAACTGGTAACGGATATATTGAAATTGGAAGAAAGAATACTGGAGAGATTGGATACATTGGTCATATTCCTGCTACAACAGTTCGTGTAAGACGTATGCGTGATGGCTATGTACAGATTGTAAATCAAAGAGTAGTTTATTTTAAAAACTTTCAAGACAAAAAAACAATAAATCCTGTAACAGCAGATCAGAGACCAAATGAACTTATTCATATTAAAAAGTACAGCCCTAAGAACACATACTACGGAGTTCCAGATGTTGTTTCTGCTGCAACATCAGTAGTTGGAGATCAGCTTGCTGCAAGATACAACATTGATTATTTTGAGAATAAAGCAGTGCCAAGATATATTGTTACATTAAAGGGTGCAAAGCTAAGTTCAGAAGCAGAAGATAAGTTGTTTAGATTCCTACAGTCTGGTCTTCGTGGACAAAACCATAGAACACTTTATATCCCACTTCCTGGAGATGGTCCAGACAACAAGGTTGAATTTAAAATGGAGCCAGTTGAAAATGGAATTCAAGAAGGCTCGTTTGATAAATACAGAACTTCAAACGTTCACGACATTCTTATGGCACATCAGGTTCCAATTTCAAAAGTTGGATCAGACCCTGGCAGTTCAATTGCATCTGCACTTGTTTCAGACAGAACTTTTAAAGAGCAGGTTGCAAGACCGTCTCAAAAGAATTTAGAAAAAACAATCAATAAACTTATTAAAGAAAAAACAGACATTCTTTTGCTAAAGTTTAATGAACTAACTTTGACTGATGAAAATACTCAAAGTCAAATTGATGAAAGATATCTAAGAGCACAGGTTGTTGTTCCAAATGATATCAGACCTAGACTTGGACTCCCAGTAGTTCCACAAGGAGACACTCCAGTAGTTATGACCCCTCAACAACGTGCAGAACAGAATGCTCAAATGTCTGGAACAAGACAAAGAGATCAGCAAAGAACTGATCAGGCATCTGATTCTACTTCAACCACTACAGGAAGAAATCCTGGTGGCGAAGGAAGATCTGTAGTATAATATAACAATATTATAAAATATAAAAAAATACATATATAATAGGAATAACATGACTAATTTAAGCAAGGCTTATTGGACATCAGATAACGATGATATCAAGTTATCAATGCCAATCGCTAAAGTAGATGTAGAGCGTAGAATCGTTTCTGGATTTGCTACGCTTGATAACATTGACAAGCAAGCAGATATTGTTCCTACTGATGTTAGTATAAAAGCCTTTGAAACATTCCGTGGCAACCTAAGAGAAATGCATCAAGCTATTGCAGTTGGCAAGGTTGTTAATTTTAGACAAGAAAAATTCTTTGATAAGAATACAGACAAACTTTATAATGGTGTCTATGTAGATGCATATATTTCTAAGGGTGCTCAAGATACTTGGGAAAAAGTTCTTGATGGCACTCTTTCAGGCTTTTCCATTGGTGGAGTAATCAAAGATTCAGAAAATAGCTGGGATGAAAATATTGATAAGACAATTAGAATTGTTAAAGATTATGAACTCCATGAATTATCTTTAGTAGATAATCCAGCAAATCAATTTGCAAATGTCGTGTCAATTCAGAAAGTTAATAAAGACGAACAAATTGATGGTATAATTGCAAAAGCAGATCTTGAAAATGTCTACTGGTGTGAGAATGACGGTATCGTCAGACTTTCAGAAGTTGACGATTCAAGTTGCCCATCATGTGAAGTCAGTATGAAAAATATTGGTTTTGTTGAGACAAAGGATACAGAAAAAGCTATGACAGTTAAATCAATTTTAAATAAGTTTATTGGTTCTACAGACCTTGCTAAATCTGAAGATGTTTCCGAAACCCCACAAACTTCAGGCGAAACGCTTGAATCAGCGATTGACAATAATGCGTCAATTGTTAAAAACAATATAGAGGAGGAGAACAACGTGTCAGAAGATAATACAGTAGTAGAAGAGACCGTTGAAGAAGTTGCAGCTGAAGAAGCTGTTAATGAAGCTCCTGCCGAAGAAACCGTAGAAAAGTCAGTTGACGCAGTTGACGCTGTTGAGGAAACAGTAGCTAAGTCTGCTGATCCAGAAGAAGCACCTGCAGAAGAAGTTGCAGAAGAAGTTGCTTCTGATGAAGTTGAAGTTGAGAAGTCTGTTATTGCAGAAGATACAACCGATTCTGAGCTTGTAAAAGCTGTTGACGAAATTAAGGTTTCAGTAACAGAGGCAGTGAGTGAACTTGTTTCAACAATTAAGTCACTAAATGAAGAGATTGCAGACCTTAAAAAGGGTCACGCCACAGTAGCAGAAGAAGTTGCTGGAGTAAGAGGCAGTCTTGAAGAGTTTGGAAAGCGTGTGGATGGTCTAGAAGACGATACCGCTGTCCGTAAGTCTGGCGATCTTGGCGGGATCGTTCAGGGAAATACAATAAGAAAAGGGTCTATGTGGGGTGGACGTTTCCTAAATTCCGCTGACCTATATCATTAAGAGAAACTGGAGGTGAAATAAAAAATGACAGAAAATAATGAAATTTTAGAAAAAGCGGCTG